GCAAAGTATTGGCGCAAATGATCCCAATGCAGACCGTGCAGTGCAGTTGCAAGGACAGATCCTTACTAAAATCAATCAAAACCTTGCGGCGCAAAAGCAACTGCAATCTGGTGCTAAACAAACCGACAAGCTATTTACTCCTCCATTGCTAGGCGGTGGAGGCGGTGGAGGCGGTCGTGCAGCAGGCGGTGGTGCTAGCAGGGCAGCAGATGATGCCAAGCGCCTAGCAGAAGAACTTCAACGGTCAGTAGAGCGCGGCAATGACCTGTTCCGCCAATTCTCTCGGCAAGCAGTGTTGCTTGGCACATCATCTGAAATTGAACGCAAGAGGTTGCAGATTCAATATGACTATCAGGATCGCGTACGCGAAATAAATGAACTAAAAGATGCAGAGCAAAAAGTAAACCTAATGGCAGTCAATGATGAAATCAAAAGGCTGCAAACATTGGAGCTGCAAACTGAAGAACTTAAAAAGCAATTAGAAGTCTTTTATGAGCTTGCTGGATTGTCAATGGGTGGAATGCTGCCCGGCGGAGCTGGTGCATTTAGAACAGATGTAAACCTTGATCCTAATGATCGCGCACAGCAAAAGATTGATGAATACAAAGCAAAGCTAACTGAGCTACAAGATCCAATTAACATGGCGCAACGCGGTGCACAGGGTATTGGCGACGCATTTGCATCTTCATTCCAAGGGATAATAACCGGCACGCAAACTGCACAAGAAGCATTGGCATCATTTTTCCAGAACATAGCCAAGTCATTTCTTGATATGGCAACCGAAATCATTGCGCAAATGGTTATTATGTATGCCTTCAAGCAGTTGCTTGGACTATTTGGTGGCGGTGCAGGCATCGCGCCATCTAACAATTTTAGCGGCGCATTTAGCGGCACTACTGCATCGTTTAATCCATCATCGTTCGGGATGGGGCTGCTCCCCGGCCGCGCCAAAGGCGGCCCCGTATCCAGCGGCCAGACTTACATGGTTGGTGAACGTGGACCGGAGCTGTTTGTACCAGGCCGCAGTGGTACCATCGTCGCTAACGATAAGATGGGTGGCGGCAACACTAACGTAGTAGTCAACGTCGACGCTAAAGGCAGTAGCGTAGAAGGTGATGAGCAAGGCGCTAACCAGCTTGGCCGCGTCATCAGTGCTGCGGTACAGTCAGAGCTTATCAAGCAACAACGACCCGGCGGTATCTTGGCACGCTAATGGCTACCTTCCCTGATTACAAACCACGTGTCGGCGCAAGCAAAAGCAGCGCACCTACCGTGCGGTCTACTAAGTTTGGCGATGGCTATGAGCAGCGTGTGCGATTTGGATTGAACCAAGATCCTAAGGAGTGGACGCTGGAGTGGAATGTAACTGAAGAAGTAGCTGATGAGATTGAAACATTCTTAGAAGCTCGTGCTGGTGCAGAATCCTTCGACTGGACACCACCTGATACCAGCACCAGCTACAAATGGATCTGCAGCGAATGGCAGAAGACCGTTGATGAGCCATTGCGTGCTGTTATTCGAGCTACGTTCCGACAAGTGTTTGAACCCTGATGGCTGTACCAGTTTCTGACCTACAGTCGATTGCACCTAGTGCAATCATTGAGCTGTTTCAGCTAGAGCTGAATGCAGCGCAACATGGCGTGAATGAGACGTACTATTTCCACGCTGGCACGAACGCAACTGGCAGTAACGGCGATATTGTCTGGAATGGTCAAGCATATCTAGCCTTCCCAATCGAGGCGACGGAGTTTGAATACAGCGGCACGGGATCATTGCCACGGCCGAAGCTGCGTGTCAGCAATATCTATGGCACGATCACTGGCATTATCCTCACGCTACCCAATGGCCTAGAAGGCGCCAAGGTGACGCGCATCCGCACACTGGCACGTTACATCGACGGCGTTAACTTCCCCGGCGGCACCAATCCGCTTGGCACGCCAGACCCTACAGCAGAATTTCCGCGTGAGATCTATTACATCGACCGCAAAGCTACAGAAAACCGCGACCTAATTGAGTTTGAGCTCGCCGCTGCATTTGACCTTGTAGGCGTGCGAGCACCAAAGCGGCAGTGCGTCAGCAACGTTTGCCAGTGGACTTATCGCGGGCCAGAATGCGGCTACACCGGCAACGCATATTTTAATTTCAATGACGACATTGTAGGTTCAATTGATCAAGACGTATGTGGGAAAAGGTTACGCAGTTGTGAGTACCGTTTCTCTCAACTACGGTTTGCAGGTAGTGTCACTGTGGGCAGCAATATTATAACACTTGACCAGTCAACATCCCTAAGTACCGGCAATCCCGTGAGTGGATTCGGCCTGCCCGCTGGCACCACTGTATCTAGCGTTGCGGGAAATCTAGTCACTGTCAGCCAGAACTCTACAGCAAGCACTTTTGTCACATCCGCCGGCACCATCCAAACTAACTATACGCAGATTGTATTATCAAGCGCTGCTGGCATCATCCCTGGTATGGCAGTGTTTGGTAACTATCTGCCAGCCAATGCGCAAGTGGTAGCAGTGGCTGGCAATACAGTGACGCTTAGTTCTACTGTGGACGCTACACAGTTCTACTCGGTGATAGGATCGTTTGATGGCCAAGCAGGTGGATCCAACATTATAGTGGACTTGAATGCTCCTGGCAGCGTAGGTCAGCTTATTGCAAATGCCATTGTTCTTCCACTTTCAAGAGGTGCAATAATAACTAATGTTCGCTTTGTATGGGTTAGGGTGGGAAGAGGTGCGCAAAGGCGTAAAGTCTATGACATTAGCCAAGCTATAGCAACCGACAGCATTTTGGCCACTTTTGGCATCTACCAATTCAGCGGCATCCCATCCGCCACTTATAATTTTGTCTCGACCAACGGCAACTATACTTTCCGCGCTAACGCCTATATTCCATACGGCTCCTATCCAGGCATCGGAGCGTTCAGCGCATGACTTGGCAAGACGCAGCATTAGCACACGCAAAGGCTGAAGATCCCCGTGAAGCATGTGGGCTTCTCATCGTGCGCAAGGGACGCCGCAAGTATTGGCCCTGTCAGAATCTTGCAACTAGCCCTGATCAATTTTTCGTGCTGTCGCCTGATGACTGGGCCGCCGCTGAGGATGCTGGCGAGATCATTGCCGTGGTGCATAGCCATCCAATTACGCCACCTACGCCATCGCCTGCGGATCGTGCCGCTTGCGAGGCCAACGGCCTCCCCTGGTACATCGTCAATCCAAAGACTGAGCTATGGGGCGAATGCAAGCCATGTGGCTTCAAGGCGCCGTTAATTGGCCGTGAATGGGTGTTTGGTGTGCATGACTGCTGGACCTTGGCACGGGATTGGTACGCCGAAAATGGCATCATGCTGCGTGACTGGGAACGCTGTGCTAGTCCTGAGCAGTTCCAGGCAGAGCCATACTTTGATCGCTGCTGGAAAGCCACTGGCTTCCGCGAGCTGGAGGAAGATGAGGAGCTGGAGCCTGGTGACGCATTGTTGATGGCTATCAACAGCACTGGCCTCAACCACGTGGCGATCTACCTTGGTGATCAAACCATCCTCCACCATTTACAAGGTCGCCTGAGTAGCCGCGACCTTTATGGCGGTTGGCTACTAAAATGTACAGGAAGGAGGTTGCGTCATGCTGCGTAAGATCAAGCTATACGGCAAGCTCGCAAAGTTCATCGGCCATCGCGTGCTCGAAGCGGATGTGGCAACTGCCGCCGAAGCAGTGCGGTTTTTGCTGGCCAACTGGCCTGAGCTTGAGGCGCACATGAGCGACCAGCACTACCGCGTCAGCATTGGCACCTATGACCTGGTGGCGGAGGAGCTGCATCACCCCGCCGGCGCGGCACCAATTAGCTTCGTGCCAGTGGTGGCGGGCGCTGGTGCGACAGGCAGGATCATCCTAGGGGCGCTGTTAATTATTGGCGCGTTTTTTACTGGCGGCGCCACCATCGGATTACTTGGACTTGCTGCACCTGTAGCTGTTAGCAGTGTGCTTCTTTTTGCTGGTGCAACTTTGCTCCTCGGCGGCGTCGCTCAATTACTTACACCAACGCCAAAAGTAGCGCAAGGCGCAGACAATCAAGACGACCCACGCAAGAGCTATAGCTTCAGCGGCATCCAAAATACCAGCAGGCAAGGCACACCAGTCCCCATCGTCTACGGCGAAACGCTGGTCGGCAGCGTAGTCATCTCGGCTGGCATTGACACCGTGCAGGTGGCCGCATGACCGCGCTGATCGCTGGTGCTGGTGGTAGTGGTGGCGGTAAAGGCGGTGGTGGCGGCGCTGCACGCACGCCAACAACTGCTCGTGACAGCCTTGATTCGCGTCAGTATGCGCAGCTAGTTGACTTAGTTAGCGAAGGTGAAATTCAAGGATTAAAAGATGGCTTCAAAAGCATCTATCTAGACAACACGCCGCTACAAAATCCAGATGGCACCTATAACTTCCAAAACGTAACGGTCTATACGCGTAATGGCACGCAAAACCAAGATGCCATCCCCTTTGCTGGCGCCATTGAAGACGAGCGCGCCGTAGGCGTTACTGTCCGAAATGATGGACCAGTTACGCGCACCATTACTGATTCACAAACTGATGCAGTGCGCATCACCATCACGGTGCCACGGCTAGAGGAGATAACCAGTGAAGGCGATACGGTTGGCCAATCTTTTCGCCTGCAAATCCAAATTCAATATAACGGCGGCGGCTTTAGCATCGTCATTGATGACACAGTATCTGGCCGCACTGGCGACCCATACCAAAAGGCATACCTCATAAACCTTAGCGGCGCATTCCCAGTGGATGTGCGCATGGTGCGCATCAGTGCAGATAGCAATGACTTGCGCAGGTCCAATGAGTTCACTTGGACCAGTTACACCGAGATCATCTACAGCCGCCTTGCCTATCCAAACAGCGCATTAGTTGGCATCCGTATTGATGCTGAGCAGTTCAATAACATTCCGCAACGCAGCTATTTAATTCGCGGCATTAAAGTAGCCATTCCTAGCAATGCCACTGTTTACTCAACAACAGGCAGCTTGGCTTACACCGGCGTCTGGAATGGCACATTCGGCGCAGCGCAATGGTGCTCAGATCCAGCGTGGATACTATGGGACTTGCTGACATCCAGCCGCTATGGACTAGGAGAGCATCTTGACACCACGCAGCTAGATAAATGGTCGTTTTTTGCTGCTAGTCAGTATTGCAGTGAATTTGTCCCCGATGGCTTTGGCGGTTACGAGCCACGGTTCTCTTGTAATGTCAACATTCAAACCAGCGAGGAAGCATACAAACTCATCAACGATATGTGCAGCGTATTTCGCTGTATGCCTTACTGGGCCGTAGGTTCACTGACGGTTTCG